CCACCAAACGACTTGGAAAGCCTGCCCTCCATCAAATAGGTCTCGACCCCTGACTGACCCCCACGGACACTGTTCAAGGTCCATTCATGGGCTGCAAGCAATGCCACCGCTTTTGAATAGGTGTCCCCGAAATATCCAGAGGAGACTACGAGCTTCGCTTCATCAATATAAAGCGAATACCCCGAAGTCAGGGACATTGTAGGAGCAATTATCGCTATCCAGGCCTCGGGTGTTGCCATCGCTTACCTCTTGTTGTCGCCCTTGATGGAACCGTTGTCCACTCCCTCGATCTGCTTGAACAGGACCACCCGTACCGTATCCCGAGTCTCCTCTTCAAGCCACTTCCTCAACGTGGAAGGGTTGTATGCCTTCTCCACTATGTTCTTGGCCCGTATCCCGTTGATCCCGGAGATGGGAACAGGAACACGAACAGTAGTCGCCTGATCCTTTTCCAGTTCAGCGGGAATGAAGAACTTCGCCGTCTTATGCAGTTTCCCACCTCTCTCTACCGGCTGGAATTCCTCTTCAATATCCTCATTGGCAATCTGTACTAACACCAACTGCCTCGCCTGTCCCCAATCAGTGTCATCCACCTCATTCCATCCCGGTGCAAGAGAAACAAACTTCTGAGTTCCCATCACAGGAATGCCCTTCATGCCGTTACCGTTCCAGTTTACAATCATGTCATCTCCTTAGCGCCTATATGGCTGCTTTATTTAGCGTACTTCCAATGAAATCCGTATGCTGTATTTAATTTACCTGAACAACAAGAACTTATATTACTCATTGCTTTAGGGGGTAATCCTAAAACCCTTACCGCTTCCTTCATTGTGTCGAAAAATTGCCGAGTGTCATAATTGTACACTCTTCTTGCAGAAGGGTTATCTTTTCCTAGTTTAGTCCCCTTACTTATTTTCGACATTTTCTGTTTCAATTCTTCTGTAGACAAAGCGGCTAATTGCTGTTTCATCCTAATAGATAACTTTTCAGAATAAGATTTTGACATTTTCTTTCCTTTTTGTGCCTCACTCATATGTTGAGAACGTTCCTTTGTGAATGGTTGTCTAGTATTATCCAAAGAAGGATCACATGTCATTTTAAATTCATTCATCTCTTCCGCATTACAAAAATGAAAACGCTTATGATGTTTAACCTTTCCTGATATACAAGCAGAAACTCTCTCTGCTCCAATTCCACATTTTTTAGCCGCTTCCGCTCTCGATTTATATATTTTATCCGTTTCCAAACAATAAACAGCTTTAGATAGAATGTCTGCTCGCTGTCTATTCTTCACCCTCCATTCATCCGAAAAAATTACACCTCGTAATCCATCCCCACCTAAAGTCATATTGTAACCATTAGGAATACGGGTATTTAATCTCTCTATGAACTCATTTTCCTTTCTATATAATTCTTCTTCATCAGAATGGAAAAACACCTCTTCCCATTTAAAATTTGATTTTCCATATTTTTTAATGGCTCTATGAAAATAAGAATCATGCAAATCACTATGATGTTGTTTTTTACGGTCAGCTAGACAATTTTTTGTTTTACCCACATATTTCATCCCGTTCAAAATATTTGTAACGAGATATACACAGCCCATCAAAACTCCTTAATAATTGTCATGCAAGGTGGTTTAATTCCTTGCATGACAAGGAATTACTATACCCCGTCGCAAAAAACGACAGAAGCCGGAAAATATACGATCATTCCTGCAATTCGCGCTAGACAAGGAATTTCATAACTTAACGCCTTTTTGTCCGCTTCAAATTGCTCAAACGCCTGCGGAAGTTCGAGTTGAAGATGATCCGCATCATTTACAAAAGCCATGATTCGATCAGTAGAACCTGCACCTGCTCCATCAAGCTCCATAAGCCACTCGATCCGCTTGATGTACTTGTTGGTCTTGAGGAAATATTCCATTACAGTCGTGTCGGACACAGTACCCAATTTCTTCGTGGTGATCAGGTTGTACTGCTCAAGAGGAAGAAGCATGGTGTCAGGCTGCTCCACACCATTAGTGGCATTGACCACATAATGAACAAGGCCGTTCATGTCCGCAAGGATTTCGTCAGCGGTCTTCAGCGCCCACGTATCCCCACCAGAGCCGGTGGTAAGGGTGAACTCACTGATGCCGGAATAGCCGATGAACCCCTGAAGATTGGTCGCGGTATCGCCAGAGAAGGCGATGGTATTGATCTTATCCTCGATGGCCCGCCGAGCCGCATTGGCCCTACGCTGCTCAAGAGGGAATCCAGCCGACTGCGCCCTGCGGATCTCCTGGATGGAATAGCCATAGGAGGCCCCAATGTCATGGGGCTTTATGGTGTTTTCCGTACCATACACATCCACACGGGGGAAATCATTGGCATAGTCCGAAACCATCTTCGCCATACCAACTCGGGTAAACTGCCTCCAAGTGATTTCGGTAGCGGCAAGTCCCGCACTGGTATCCACAGGGAACAGAGCCAACGCCTTGTTCTCCTTCCATTTCACATCATAGGTCTGCGCCTTGACGTACTCAAGTTGCCTCTTGAAAAAGGCAGACTCGTTAGCGTCGAGGTTCATAGCATCTTTTCTAGCTTCCATGTTATACCTCCTTCCTTACGCTACGAGTTTAGGGCCGTAGAGTTCGACAACCGCAAGACCACTTACCGTAGCCTGTTGGGTTCGGAACATCGCCCCGCCATTGTTGTTACCAGAAGCCGTAGCGCTGAACAAACCAGCAGTGGTCGCGTAAGCAGCGACAGGAGCAGTCGAAACAGCAGCGGCAACCTGGACCCATACCTTGCCACGGGTCATAATATTCACCACATCATAGGTCGCGTAGGTGCCTACATCCCCGACATGAGACATCTGATTCACCACAGCAACCCCTAGAAAAACATCCCCTGCCACAAAGGTCGAATGCACCGACCCAACCGTACCGGGAGTCTGATAGATCGGACGACCGGGGGTGATGTCGGCGGCAGCCGGATAGCTTTCATAATCGTTATCAAAGCCATAGGGCAGACCAAGAATGGCAGAATCCATAGTTCTATATGCAGCCATGTATTCCTCCTTCCTTACTTCTTCTCTACAACAGGCTTCTTGTTCAGCCTGTCAATATAGTCCTGCCGGGCCTTGTCCGCATTCACTACGGGCTCCGTCTTGACCTTGCCATCCACTACAGTCTCGGTACCAAGTTGACGCACGGCGGCATCAGCGTCCTTCTCGAAGCTCTCGATGGCTCCGTCGAACCGAGCATCGATATATACTTGATCCTTGTCCTTCAAATCGGCCTTGGAGAACACCTTCAGGATCACTGCCTTCTGAATGTCCGCCTCAAGCATCCCATCAGCGACTTCAACTTCAGCCACCTTCGCAGCATCAAGAATCCTCACCCTACGGGCAACAGCGGCCTCTACGGCCTTCACATCGACCCTAGCGACTTCCAGTTCCTTGATCTTGGTATTAGCTTTGTCAAGGGCATCCTTCATGGTGTCCCTCTCAGCCTCTACCTTCGTCTTCTCCCCGGTGAGCGCGGTCAGAGAACCCTGCAACCCATCAGTCTTCGCCATGGCATTCGTATACGATTCGAGAATCTTTGCCTCGCCCTCGTATTCGACACCATCAATCTTAATCTTCTTCAGATCAGGCATCCTTCCCTCCTTGTCTTCCGTAACTCGTATAGCGGTGTCCGCTGAATCCAAACGGATTCTGGCGGCATCCCCAGCCCTCCCGCGATTTGTCACCGCAACATGGTTTGCAACGATCTTACGTTGAACACAATCGTAAGGAACGCCCCCCCACACTCCAGGGTTAGGGTCTATTTCGCAATCGTAGCCCACACTCAATTCCCTTTTACCCGCCATGATTTCATTGATCGCCTTGGAATCCTGTATCACCATATCTATAGTCAAATAAACATTATCCCTATTATAGGGGTTTTCCCCCAAATTACCTACCTGGTATTCCCTTACATTTTCCGCCGTGATCTTAACGGGCGGATGTTCCAGAGTGATTGGTTTCATCTTGAACGAATCCAACGATTCTTGCGCAAAAACCTCTTCAGGAGTACGAAGCTCCCGAACCACGGAACCATCCATCTGTAAATACGAAAATACCCCAATCTGAGTAACACAAGCTTGCCCCTTCAGAAAACCTTCGGGGGTCTTTTCAAATTTAGAAGTCATCCAATCGGGCGGATCTACCCGATCTATTCGATGCACCACAGACATTACTTGCCCTTCTTCTTATCTATGGAACCAGGCTTCTTACCTGAAGCACAACCATCCCCACCCTTCATGGGCATCTTGCCTTTCATCGGCATCTGTCCCTTCATGGGCATTCCCCCCTTGGAAGGAGACTTGCCTGAACCCACAGAAGGCTTTCCACCCGCACCTTTCGCCATATAGGAACCTCCATATATTAGACTTTTCATATACACAAGGATAGGTTATCATATATTTACCCTCTTGTCAAGGGGGTATAATAAGCACTATTTGCTAACTATCGGTCCTATAGGCTTTTATTCTCCCGGTAATTGCCCCTGTATCCCCTTCCTTCTGAACACGTTCCTTCTTTATGGTAGAAATCTCCACATATTTCCCCGAAGCGTTCACGTTCACCACCACTTGCCCGTAATCAATCCCCTCTATAGCAACCCTGACCGCATCCAAAACCTCGTTACTGACTAACATCCTCACCTCCATCGATCTGAGCATCCACCGCAGCTATGTGATCCACAAAGATTGGGCTTGGAAGGCACCTACAAAGTAACTCTATACCAGGAGCCACTTTAGGCATAATCGCCGTTCGTTTCTTCCATGTCCTGCCTATGTCGTCTGAGTAAATAGTGGAATCACTCCAGCTACAGATCATCCCATCTATCGCCCAATGGGACGGGATTGCTTTTGGATACCGCCCCATGGGATTACCCCTGACTCGTTCATCCCGTGCAGTATTCCACATATAGGTGTCCAATCCAGTATAGGCATATTGAGCCTTCGCTAAAGCACTGTTGAGTTTCCCGACCTGATCACGGGCTATCAACCGAGCCCTGTAGCCGGTTATCTTCTCGGATAGCTTCTGTATCTCGTCCACCATCTGATCATAATCCCAACCAGACTGGATTCCAGTGATTATCAATGTGTTCAGTTTTTGCACATATTCATGACTAAGACTCTTGATCAGACGATAAT